CATTTGTTCTACTTGACTAGATAAACCTAACTGAGCAAGTAATGGAGCGTATGCACCAGCTTGTCCTTGTACCTGTGTATTTAGGAGACCAGCACCAGTGCCAAATAAACCAGCACCAAACTGAGCTCTTTGCTGTCCTGCTTGTTGTGCATTAGCAGCTAACTGTAGATCTTGCTGACCTAAAGCATTATAGTATGCTTGTAACTCAGGAGATGTAGGAGCACTGCCAGTACCAGTCTGAACTCCTAAGCCACCACGACCACGAGCAAACAAACCTCCTCTAACATTAGATAGCTGAGCTTGTCTGCTAGGAGCTAGTAAAGCTTGTTGACTAGTGATGTAATCCTGAGCAGCTTGCTCTGGAGATGTAGCTAAGTATTGCTGACCTAAGTTAAACAAGCTTTGAGAAGCACCACTCAATGGAGCATACTGCCCTTGGAACTGTTCTGCTTGTGCTAACGTAGGAGCGAATCTACCAAAGAGTTGCTCCTGTAAAGCAGCTAACTCAGGAGCTGCAGTATAGCCTCCTGAGGAGATATAAGGAACACCAGTGGCAGGGTCTATCTCACGAGTAAACTGAGACGTACCAAACCTGGTAGTCATCCCTACAGGACGGAACGCAGAGATATTAGCAGCAGTTATACCAGCTTGTCGCTGTTGTGCTGCAGCTTGTTCTCCTGCTTTTCGTACCCCACTAGCCCCTGTAAAGGGATCTAATACTGCACTGACGACACTGCCCATGGTTTGCTCCTAATAAATATAGTATATTTCTTATCGTTAACTTCTATAGGTTTTAATACTTCCCATCCTGTTACTGCACCAAACTTAGCAAGCTTAGTGTTTTCTTCTTCTACTAGTGCTAACAGAGGAACATTAGTAAGATATTGTAATAAGTTTAAATCTTCTAAGTACTTGTTCTTTACTTCCTGCGACCACTTATGTACATCTGTATGAAACCACAATGCTGCATCGTGTAGCTCTAAGTACATTGTGTAGTCGTCTCTTAAGACTACAGGTACTTTCATATTAAGTCTTCATAATGTACGCTAATGCGTAGTATGGAGGTAAGTTAGCGTTTGTACCGCTTGAGCCTTCTGTACTGTTAGACACAGTAATACCAGTTGTGGCTGTAGCTGTGGTATTGTTACTATTTGTTCTTGTTTGAATTGTTATACCACCACCGCTTACTGTATCTGAGTATACTGCAAGATTAGTTAATGTGTGAGAATGTCCAGGGTCTGAGACAGTTGCAGTATGAGTATGGCTTACAACACCAGCATCTTTAGTACCACCAGTCTGCGTATTAGAACCAGTTACTGTAGAGTATGCTACACCAGCAGAATCAGTATGAGCACCAATAACAAAACGATTACGAAGATCAGGAGTGCTGTTAGAACCGTTACACAATACCCATCCTGTAGGAATTGTAGCAATAGTTCCTGACCACATCATAATCATACCTGTGGTAAAAGAACTAGACAAAGCTGTTTGTACAAAAGCTGTAGTAGCTAGTTGTGTTGTATTTGTACCAGATGATGCTGTAGGGGCTGTAGGAACTCCTGTTAAAGCAGGACTATTTAAGTCTGCCTTAGAAGAAATAGCTGAAGCAACGGCAGTTAACTCAGTATCAATCTCTGTGCCTTTAACAATCTTGCCTGAGTTACCTGTAGGTAATCCGTCTTTAGCTGTGAAGTTAGTTGCTTTTGTATAATTTGCCATAGTGTGTCCTTAGACTAAAGTCTTTCCTTGCTTGATTGCTACGTCTATTTTTTGAATTGAAACTGGATTACCATTAATATCTGCTTCTAAGCCTAACTGCATCACAGTTCCTTGACCACCAGCATTAATGTTAAAACGATCTAAAACAATTCCTGAACTATATTCAGCAATGTTGTATTCTGTTGATCCAGGGATAGTATCTACAGTAGAATTATTATACTCATATACTGCAGCAGGATCTAAATTATAAGTAGTAGCTTGATAACTTTCAGTATAATCAAAACCCCACTTAACAGCTACTGCTTGATTTGTACCGCCAATTAATACCCAACCAATCTTCTTTAATAGTTTAAGCTTTGTTGAAGCATCGAAGTCAAAGTAATTAGTATAGTAAGCAAGACGGTAACTAGAAGTATTATCAGCGTAGCCGTAGTATTTAGCAATATATCCTGGCTTACCTAAGTATAAATCTCTAGCCTGTGTAACAAAGAATGACTTAGGTTCAATACTATCCCAGACTGTAACTCTCATTGATCCATCTTGCAGTGGAGCACGAGTATCAAAGCAGTATACAAACTTAGTTGTAGGAAGCGTTAATAGATAGATAGCGTCACGCTCATAATAGATGCTTTTGATCTTAGTTAAATCTGTTTCAGATGCTACAGCAGAGATTAACTCATCACGAACATTCTTAGAAATATCACGCATTGGCATGGACTTCTCTTGGACTACTCGCTGTAGACTACGAACTCCTGAGTCAGATAAAAACAATACATCTGTTGCAATATTCTGTACCGAATCTCTAGCAATACAGCCTACGTTATAGATAACCTCAACAAGAGTTAACGCTCCTGTGTCTAACGGATTAGCATAGATTGCAATGTTCTTACGACCAAAGAATATAATAAAACCATTGTGTGCTGCGGCAGCGACTACAGGATCACCATTAGGTAATACTTCTTGTAGATTTAAGTAGCCAGCAGAACCATTCAAGAAATCTGTACCAGCCAGTAAGTCGCTGAAATAGACAGTCTGAGTGTCTCCTGAGATACCACCACACCAAATTCTGCCATAAGCAGAAATTACCCAGCTAGGCATAAAGGTAGCTGTGCTATGATTAGAAGGTAACTTAGCGTCATCTCCTACACGCTGGTATCCAAATGTACCGCTATCGTGCGAATTAAAAGGATTACCAGAAACAGGTAACTCATGATACACCAGCATAGGATGTGCGGCTTGTGCTAAATACACATGAGGCTGGAAGTCAGTGACATCTCCATAAGACATCGCAGCACCCTGCCAGTTGTTTGCAGTGATGGTATAAGTAGCGTCACCACTGTTAGTAGTGTTACGCACTGTCTTAGTAGTCATCGTAGTAGTTCCTACAAATAACTTATTATTACCAGCACTTAACACTTGATTACTGCCACCATCAACTAATTCAAATATAAACTCTACTGCGTTACCTGCTCCTAAGTCAGTATTAATTGCAGAGTTTACTGTAGTCCATCCTCGTCTTGCACCGATACGACCATACTTATCGATCACACAATTCTGAGCTTTTAGTGCATAGCCAGAAGACAAAGTAATACTAGACTCTTGTAGATTAAGTCCGTAGAATCCAGGAGCTGCTATTGATGCTGTCTGTAGTGGACTAGCCATTAGTTCCAGACCCACTGTTGTTCTTCTATATACCGTCCTGATTCAAGTGCTATAGCGTCTGCTAAGCTCTGCTTCATTAATTGATATGTCTCCCCTGCCTGGACTCCTCCGTCCTCACCACGCTCTGCCTGAGCCCTTGCAAGAGCACCCAGGATTACAGGCTCTTCTGGTACTAATAAATTATCAGCGTTAACTGCTAGGGGTACTTGTGGTTTAATAATGTTAAAACGTAGATTATAAGCACCATCAGGAATAGGGTATAAGTCTACTTGGGTATCTCCGTTAGCATTAGTTCCGTTGAAGTTATAGTACGCAGGAGACCCCTTCTGAGGAGTGGTCATTAGGAACTGCTGATCCATCCACCTGGTAGATGCTAGTTCTACGAATGCATTCTGAGTATCGTTAATAACATCGATAACTCTGAATCTTTGACCTGAGCCTGTTAGAACATAGTTAAATACGTCTGCTGTAGTTGTTGCAGACAAAGTATCAGACAAGCAATTCCAGTTGTAGGAGTCTTCTACGACTCTCTTAGAATCATTGACAAACCTAGCAATCAATTTTACATAGGCATTATCAGAAACCGAGGAAGCCTCAGGCTCACGCAGCCTTATCAGCACATCGTTTACTAGTTGAATATAGTTCATATCTTATATTATACCATAAAATTGATTAAAAGTCAATACCTTAATTAACAGTCCCACTTCTTTAGAGCAAGTGCTTTGCGAGTAGGTCTGCCTTTCTCGTCCTTCATAGCCCCTTTAACACCACTCATACGAGCACAAAAGGACTTACGTCTTCCAGCAGCTTTAGGGGACTTTGCAGCCTCTTTAGCAGAAACTGGAGGCTTCAGGTTAGAGCCTGTCTTCTTGTTGAAGTAAGCCCTTCCTTTAGCGTTTAAACCACCTTCAGGATTCTGATATACCTTCTTAACCATTATCTCTTCTTCGCTGTCTTAGCAGCTTCCTTAAATTGTTTAGCAGTAGGAGCACCTTTGCTGCCTACCTTACGCATCTTCTCTCCAGATCCCTGAGCTATCCTTTTACGTTTAGCTGCGATGTTGGAATACAAGCCAGGCTTAGTAGCCACGCATTGCACCCATCTTCTTAGCTGGTTTAGCTTTAGGAGTAGTCATCTTTGCTCCTGTTTTCTGAGCATACGACTTAGCTTGTTTCTTACCCTTAGTTGTATAAGGGAACTTCTTGTCTTTGACCATTGGCATATTATTTCCTTTTCTTTGGTTTAGCTACTTTAGCGGTTGATAATGCGATTGCGACTGCTTGCTTCTGTGGTCTTCCTTCTTTAACCATCTTAGAAATGTTTTTACTGATTGTCTTCTG